GTAAATCACATCGAGCATGTGGTCGCGCAAGGTTCCGTTGTCGCTCATATCAAGCCTTTGTTGTACATGTCTGACGCTTGCTGTGCTGATTCAAAGATTGCCTGTGCCAGGGCACTGGGGTGGTCTTTCGCCGGCGCGGTCAATTTGCTGATGGCGTAGTCAATGGCTTCGCGTTCTTTGAATCGCATTTCAATGTCTAGTTTGACGGCCAACATGCCAAGGATTTGCATGGCTTCACTGTGCAACATTGGTGCCTGCCTTTTTTGCTTGACGCTTTGCTTTGGCTGCTTCTTTTTTGGCTTGCTCTGCTGCGTCTTCACGCAGGATTGCGATGGCTGGTTCGAGGCATAGGCGAATGACATCTGACATTCGTTTGCATCCCAGGTCGCCACCGATCATGCCGGTGAGCAGTGCGTAGTCGTCTGCTTTGATTCGTACAGCAACGGTGATGTCGTGTCTGTCGGTCGGGTTTTTCATTTTGTTTCCTTTTCTGTTTGCAAACTATTTGCAACGTCTTCTTTTTATCACATCGGGGTGTCGAGATTTGCACAAGTCATCGTTCAGGCCGTTGCAGTTGTTTTTGATTGCACCCCATCCGTAAAGGCCCGGCTCTGTACCTTCCGCCTTCGGTGTGGCCATAAAACGCAATGCGATCTACGCCACGTGCTTGCTGTGCAAATGTAAGCAAATGCGCTTTGCGGTTGGGCGTGTCATTCCAGTTGTCCCAGGTGCCACGGTAAATGCCAAAGGCAGTGACATAGGAACGCGTTGAATGCCTGGTGTTGTTTCCAGTTTCACATTGGGCAAGTTTGATGTACCAGGCTTTCGGCATGGGGTGTCCCCATTCCGCTTGAGCCGGCGCAGCTGCACTTGCGATGAATAATGCCGTTGTGATCATGATTCGTCTAATCAACCTGTCGTGTCCTGATTGGCGGTCCCCAACTGGAATGAATGTCGTCGCGTTTGCAGACGGCGGCTTCCAGTATCAGACCTGTTTCAAAATCTCGAAAGACTTGAACCAGTGTTAGTCGGTCATCTGACAATAGGGCATCGTAGATGTAGGTCGGCAGGATGGTCATCGGTGGTTCCACCACCACAGCAGTGCAATTGTAAACAATGCGCCTTGTACGGTTCCGTAGGTCATTGACCACCAAAAGATTGCATCGGGGCTCATATGGCTTCCTGACGCAACCTGTGGGCTTCTGCGATGCCGTAGGCGGTGACGGTGCAGACCATTGCTGGTGTTCCTGCGCTGGTTAGGCGGGTGGTGCCTGTGTACTCAATGAGTCCTAGCCGGCGTAGGTCGCTGCATCGTTTCCAGTATCCAGTTCCGATGGATGCCATGCCGGTGCGTATGCCTGCTTCTTCGTCGGTCATGCCGATTTGGCTGTCGGCGTAGCACAAAAGCAATTTGGCTAGTTGGCCTGTTCTGCGGATCATGACGTGCTTTGCGCCGTCACGGCTGGTGGTTGGGTCGCTGCTACGGAATAGCGGCAAATCTTCAAATGTCATGTCGGGTTCCTTTCGTGCCAGTTGGTTGGCTGTGTGAGTATTACCGATTGCAAACAACATTGCAAGCATTTGCGATTGTGCCCCACCGACATGGAAAGAAAGGCTAGAAACCTTGCCGGTGGGGCTGCGCTGCGCTGTCCTAACGCGCGCGATTTATTTGGACGGTTTAGGTAGCGCGCGCCAAGCTGCTTCTAGGGCAACGTCATCTTCGGCGTGGCCACCGTTTGATTTCGGGGCTAGTTCCACATGGATCCAGCGACCGTTTTTTGAACCGCCGTTGTCGGTGTCAGTCCATTTTTTCCAGCCTGGTTTGCCATTACGTGAGCAACGCCATCCTTGCCAGGTGCCGTTGATTAGCCCGCCGTAGTCGTGTACTTCTTCGATGCCTAGTTCTTTGTAGTACTTGACAAACCACAGCATTGCTTCGACAGCATCGGCGTGGCCTTCGGGGGTGTCTTTGAATCCGATGTCGGCTGCACGGCCTGTGGCGTGTACAGACATGCCCTGGCCATTGCGCATTTGGCGTACCACTAGGGTGCCTAGGTTTTTCATGCCCCAACGGCGACCGCACAGCTCGACAAAGCGTTCGGTGCCTTTCATGCGCTGATCAGCGGTCTTGTCGTAGCCGGTGTATTTCATGACTGGCTAGGTGACAACACGGCAAGGCTGTGACTGCCTGTATTGACGATGGCGTACAAGGTTTCTGCGCCATCCAGGAAGATTTCAACGACGGCATTGGCGTCAAGTTTCAAACCATTTGCGGTGGATACGTTTGCCCCGCCGACAAAAACATCTGAACCAGTGGCGCGCAAATAGATGCGTTCACTGGCGTTTGTTTTGTCGTAAATCTTGACGGCTGTAGTGGTAACTGTGTATGTGGTGCTAATCATGGTGTTGGTGGGTCCTTTGGTTTGTCTTTGAGTCCGTTGCCTGCGAGTAGTCCGATGAGGCCACCTGAAAGGGTGAGCAACATACTGCTAAGAATGTTGATTTGTTGTGCGTCTAGTTCGGCCATTTTTTCAGGCTGGGAAACAAATAGGAGTCCGTAGAGGATTGTGAATACTGAACCTACGAATGAGAGTGTGAGTCCTATGGCCACGATCATGACGATGCGTGCTTTGATTTCTTCGTTGGAGTGTCTGTTGTCTGGTTTCATTGGCATTTTGCTCCTAAATTGTTTTCGACTTGTCCTAATACCGTTACTGCACTGAGTGCTTTGTTTTTGGTGCGTTCGCAGTTCACTTTTGTACGGTCTGAGCAGGCTGTGAGGGTGATGGCGAGCAGGCTAAGCAGGGCTAGGCGTTTCATCTGTGCCTTCTAATGTCCAGCCCGATTCAACAAGTTCGTCGTGTTCTTCTTTTGTCATTTCTCTTTGACCGTATGAACCGTCGCTGAGGATTGTTGCTATTTGTGGGTTTGTCATTATGGCTCCCTGTATCCGTACAAACGCCATTCGCCTGTCGCTGTCCCTGTGCTTGTTGAGATTCTGATACGGTCAAAAGCGTCTGTGGCGTTTCTGAATCCTGCGCTGTGGATAGACCTAAATGTGTTTGCTTCAAAACCTTGCAATGTAAATGTAAACATTTCGGCTGATTTTGCTCGGAAGTCAATCACGGTTTGTGAACGGTATGCGCTTGTTCCTTGTCCTGCGTAAAAGAATGCTGTGTTGTTAGATGAGTTGGCACCACCAACGGTGTTGTCGTAGCCTGCATAGCCACAACCTGCGTAATACAGGCTGTTTCGGGCTGTGGCTGAGTTGTAAAGAACTGCCTGCAAGTTTGCCGTGGCAGAAGTAACTGTTGAAAATACTGCTCTGTAATAAACGTATGTGGAAGATATGCCAGTCATGTCAAAAGAAGCAGCAGCAGAGAACGAGCCACCTCCTACATACACCAGCCCAGCATTGGCTAGGTAGGTGTTTGTGTCGCTCGCTGTGAGCACCTCACCAGTAGTAAAAGTCTTTATAGCCATGTTTAGTATCCTAATCTGTTGTTGTTGAGCGTGCCGAAAGTCGTGTTATTCAAAAGCAAATAAGCGTTCAGGTCTGCACCCGAAACGTAATAAGTGTATGAAGCACCGGCAGGGGTAGCAGTCACACTCACACCTTCAATAATGCACTGGTAAGTCGTGCCACGGAAAGTCACACCAACCTGTGTACCAGCCGACAAAAAAATTGAACTAGAAGCACCAATTTTGTCTAACTGAAAATCGGCCTGTGCCTCAGCAATACAAGTAAAAGAACTAATAGCGAAACGAGCAGTGCCATAATTCCCAAGCAGGTAGTTGGCGTAGTCAGTGGCTTGACTGTTGCTGGCATTCAACGTGTTTGTCTGGTATGCCCGATACGGCACTGCAGCGCCAGCCTTCGTCACCGTCGCAGCACCAAACGATTCAGGAGTCACCGTCACCTGCGTATAGAAGTTGTCTGCAAGGCTGTCAAAATTGATTTTGCTATAGACCTGATTGGTCGAGTTGTTAGCCACATCAGAAAAGTTGATTGTGCTGACATTTGAATTGAACGGACTCACAAGCGTTGTGGCGTTACCAAACTCCCTGATACGTGCATTAGTTGTCTGGCAAACCCTGGCAACCCAGTCGCCCCAGGTGCCACTAACCGTTGTTGCAGCCATTGCTGGTGATCCAGTAGTGCCAGTCCAAGAAAGCGTTAGCCCTGTTTGTGTGTTTGCAGCTGTCAACTGGTTAGCAACCGTGTCTGCAGCCATTGCGTAACTGTTGCCTTGCATACGGCCAAAACGAGCAAAACCACCTTCAACAGTGATGGTCAGATAATCGGCCTGACCGACACCACCGGCATAGGGAATGCCGTATTGCGCCGACACATCATTGACGAAACCAACCCAAATAATGCGTGGCGTAGTGACACCAGTGTTGTTTTCAATTTTGATGTATGTACCAGCAACTAAGGCAGTGATAGGTGACGCATAGCCTGTTGGGTAGCGCATCTCAATAGTGCCCACACCCGATTTGACTTGATCTAACTGTGCTTGCCTGCCGATGCTGAACTGAATGTTTTGCACGTTAGTAAGCGCAGTCCAGCCGACACCGACAGGGTCTGTCGAGTAATACACCGTGTAGGTCTGTAAAGCCATGGCTAGTAGATGTTGCTCACACGGATAGGGACAGAACCGTTCTGTCTCATGTAGGTGCGTAGAGCGTTCACGACGGATTGAGGGTCGCCACCGTTCACATTGATGTTGACAGTTGTGCCACCACCCATGCCAAACTCGCCCATACGGTCTAACGGAATTACGGCCTCAGGGCCTCGCTCACCGATCATGGCGAGAGTCGCACCACCAGTGACAATGCCACCATTAGCCAACATAGGAATGTCAGGCATAGCAAAACCCTTGCCACCGATACCGGGCACCCACGACGGCACAGTAAAAGAAAACTTGCCGATGGTGTTATTCCAGACGGCTGCAATGCCGTTGAAAATGGTTTTGAACACTGTGAGCATCAGGTTGAACTGAGGAATGATGACGTTGCCAATCCACCATTTGATGCCACCAAACACAGCGTCAACTATCTCTTTGAAACCTTCAAACCTCTTGTATGCGACAGCAAGAGCAGCAACAACAGCAATGACGCCAATAGTGATAAGCCCAATCGGGTTGAGAGCCATAGCAATGTTGATAGCGACAATGGACGCTGCAATTGCTGCTAGAGCGCCTGCGATAATCATGAATGTTTGTGGGTTATCTTGTGCCCACGTTGCAAACTTCTGAAGGTAAGGCAAGACCTTTTCAACGGCTGGCAAGAGTGCTGCACCAATGGATTCTTTTGTTTCGTCAAAGCCAAGTTTGAGTCGAGCAAATTTGCCTGCTGTCGTTTCGGCTGCATCTGCAGCTGCGCCACCAGTGGTCTGAGCAAGTGCAAACATGACGTCTTCAAAGGTTGAGCCGTCCTTGATCATCTGACGGTATTCAGGAGCAAGTTTGCCTAGGGCTGCAAGGTTGCCACCATAGGCTTTTTCCAATGCACCAACGACGGTCTCCAGTGGTTTGCCGGTGGCTGCTGCAATGTCCATGGCTTGAGTTGCCAACTCTTGCGCCGTAGTAACTGAACCAGTTGCCCTGGCGAGCCGATTCAAAGTCGGCCTCAATTTGTCGTCCGAGATTCCGAGCAGTTGACCTTGCGCCGTGATCCAGTCTTCGACGCTTGCTATCTGTGCATCATTTGCGCCAGTGGTCTTTCTTAGGCTATTAGCGAGCAGGTCTTGGGCTGCAGCGTCTTCAATAGCGCCCGACACAGCGTCGCCTAGGACGACAGCCAAACCAGCCAAGGCTGCAGCTGCAGGAACGGCTGCTTTCTTGATAGCAAACTGGGCTTTCTTGCCAGCGCCTTCAAGGTTCTTGAATTCGTTGATTGCCTTGGAAACGCCTCCACCGTCAAAGGTAGAGATGA